TACTGAAACTGTCTTCTCTGCTGGTAACAACAAGATCTTTACAGGTACTACTACACTAACTGAAGTAACGCTACCTGTTGGATATAGTATTACTGCTAACAACTGGAAGATGGTTAGTTTTAACAATGAAGTTTACTTCTTTCAACGGGGTCATGCAGCTATTGAAAGTGTTGCAGGAAGCACAACATTAGTAGAAACAGCAGATAGCGCAAATGCAGCACCAGCAGCTAATGAAGCTCTAGCATCCTTTGGTAGACTTTGGGCTGGCGATGTAGCAGGAAATAAATATACGCTGTACTGGTCTGACTTACTGGACGGTGACAACTGGCATGGTGGTACTTCAGGCTCACTAGACTTAACTACTGTCTGGCCTACAGGATACGATGAGATTGTAGCCTTAGCAGAGTTTAATGATCTTTTGGTTATCTTTGGTAAGCGTAGTATTCTATTGTACTCTGGTGCAAGCTCACCATCTACTATGGTACTGGCGGATATTATTACAAACATTGGCTGTATTGCTAGAGACAGCGTACAGTCTACAGGTACAGATTTATTCTTCCTGTCTGACACAGGTGTACGTAGCTTAGGCAGAGTTATCCAAGAGAAGTCTAACCCTATTGGTGACGTATCTAAGAATGTACGTGATGAGATGATGTTTACTGTTAACACACAGACTAACGACATTAAGTCTGTATACAGTCCAGAGCATTCTTTCTATCTACTGTTCTTACCTACAAGCTCTATTGTTTATTGTTTTGATACAAGAGGTAAACTAGAGGACGGAAGTAATCGTGCCACTACTTGGCCTAGCACTAAGATCTTGTGTGGTGACAGGGCAGCAGATGGTACTTTGTACTTAGGTAGTATCAAAGGAATTAATAAGTACAGTGGTTACTTAGATGACACTAGCACATACACGTTACGTTACTACACTAACCCATTGTCCTTTGGTGACGCTAGTAGACTAAAGATTTTAAAAGAAATTAACTTTACAGTTATTGGTGGTCAAGGCGCATCAGTAACAGTTAACTGGGGATATGACTACACTGAAGGATACACAAAGCAAGCTGTAACTGTAGCTAACGCTAGTATTGCTGAGTACGGCATATCTGAGTACAACGTAAGCACATCAGAATACAGTGCTACAATTATTATTGACACCGCTAAAGCTAAAGCAACTGGATCTGGCAGAGTAGCCACTATTGGCTTGGACTGTACTATTGATGAAAGATCATTGTCCATCCAAGAAGTAAACATTGAAGCACTTATAGGTAGATTAATCTAATGACGAACTATACAAAAACTACTGACTTTGCAGCAAAAGATGCTCTACCTTCAGGTAACTCTGCAAAGATTGTAAAAGGCTCTGAGATTGATACAGAGTTTAATAACATTGCAACTGCATCAGCAACTAAAGCAAATGCTAACAGTGCTGCACTTACTGGCACTACTACCTTTGAGACTATCTCTGATGGTACTATTGCTATCACTGCATTTGTTGATGAAGATAACATGGCATCCGACAGTGCTACGTTGCTGCCTACGCAACAGTCAGTCAAAGCCTATGTAGACTCACAGGTTACTGCACAGGATCTTGATGTAACTGATGGCTCCACTAGCATTGACATTGACCTAGACTCTGAGTCTTTAGGTATCTTAGGTGGCACAGGTATTGACTCCACTGCTTCAGGCACTGGTGTAACCTTAGCCATTGACTCTACTGTAGCTACGCTTACAGGCTCACAAACGCTGTCTAACAAGACTTTATCTACCCCAGTAGTATCAGGTAACTTGACTACTGATGGCCTCTTAGATGGCCGTGACGTAGCTACTGATGGCACTAAACTAGATGGTATTGAAGCTAGTGCAGATGTAACTGACACAGCTAATGTAACTGCTGCTGGTGCCTTGATGGACAGTGAGCTTACCAGTGAAGCATCAGTCAAAGCATTGAACCAAGGTGTAGCTACTACTGATAGCCCTACGTTTGCTGGGTTAACTACAACCGCTGATGTATCCTTTGGCGACAACGACAAGGCCATCTTTGGTGCTGGCTCTGACCTACAGATTTATCATGATGGGTCTAATAGCCATATTACTGAAGGAGGCACTGGTGACTTAATTATCAGAGGCGCTAACATAGAAATTCAAACAGGCGGTGGAAATAAGTATTTTCAAGGCGCATCTAACGCCGCTAGGTTGTATCACACAAACAATGAAAAACTAACCACAACCGCCGCAGGCATCAGCGTTACTGGCACAGCCACGATGGACGGGCTTACTGTTGATGGTATTGCTTCTGTGTCTGCTACAAATCCAAAGATTCAATTATTTGAAACAGACACAACAGATTTAAACACTCAGATTCAAAACCAAGCGGGTGACTTTATAGTTTCTCGATTAGATGACGATGCTGGCTCATTAACAGTTCACTTTAGCATTGACCATTCAACAGGCAACGTCAGCATTCCTAGTGGCGATTTAGACGTTACTGGCACAGTGACTGCTGATGGTTTGACTGTTGATGGTGGAAACACGATTAGGCTAAATGCCTCATCAACAAATGACTTTTTAACTCTTACACAAAACGGCACACAAGCTGTTATTACTGCTGATTCTGATGCTACAGGTAGTCTTGTATTTCAAACAACATCGGCTGGTAGTTCTGCTGATAGATTAGAAATAGCCGCTGGAGGCGATATCAGCTTCTACGAGGACACAGGCACAACGCCTAAGTTGTTCTGGGATGCTTCTGCGGAGTCGTTGGGTATTGGTACTACTTCGCCTAGTAACTATGCTTCTGGATTAGTTTCTTACAACACACCTATAACAGTTGTAGGCAACCAATATGATGGAAATTTGTTTAACAGTGTGTTTTTTGGAGGTTCAGCAGAAAACCTAACTTACCGGAACATCATTCGGAACTCTTTAAGCGCAACCTCAGCAAACCAAAAAATGCAGTTTTCGGTTGCTAACGGAGCATCAACACACGCCGACGTTTTAACATTAACTGGAAGCGGCAATGTTGGTATTGGTACTACTTCACCTGCTTTTGCCGCAGGTGCTGGACTTGAGATTGAGAAGGCTGGTACAGCAACGCTACGTCTGCAAGACACAACCAATACTGCTAACGGAGAAATTCGTTCTGGCCCAAGCGGTATTGAGTTTTTCAGTGGAGCTTATGGAACTAGCGGCGACCCATTCAGCTTTTCTGTTTCTGGAACAACAGCTTTAACGATTGACTCAAGCCGTAATGTTGGTATTGGTACTAGCTCGCCTGCTACTTTGCTTGATATTAAAGAAGGCACAACGGCTACAGATGCAATAATAGGGATTACCGCAGGCACTGGTGGACGCGCGCAAATAAGGTCAGAGGCACAAGCAGACAACACATCTTCTGAGTTAAGTTTTCATACGATGGCTGGGTCTTCTACAAATGAAGCCATGCGCATAGACTCCAGCGGTAATCTCTTGGTGGGGACTACTGATGCGGCAGTAGGTGTAGGCAATACAAATGTAGGGCATTCTATTGGTGCGGCAGGTTACGCGGCTCACAGTCGCTCTGGCAACGCTAGTTTATTTCTTAACAGAACTTCGTCAGATGGTGAGATTGCAAGGTTTAGCAAAGACGGCTCAACCGTAGGTAGTATTGGTACTGACGCAAGCCGCTTTAAAGTTAAATCCCACTCTCTTGCTCTTTATTTAGAAAACGAAAGTAATAAGCAGTTGGTTTGGGGCAATGTATCTGGCGTTCCTTATTTTTACCCACAGTCTGACAACGACACTAACATAGGCTACCCAACGCAACGCTTCAAAGACCTCTACCTGTCAGGCGATGTTAATTTAGCTAACAATAGTCAAATCACTTTTGCTTCTACTTCATGCAATATCGAGGGGAATTCGTCAGGCGCTGATTTTATAAAATTTACTACAGGTAACAATGAAGCTGCAAGAATAGACTCTAGCCAAAATCTCTTGGTGGGTGGAACTACTCTTGGACAAGATGACAGTTTGGGGGTTGCACAAAACGGCAAACTAACAATAGCTAAAGCCTCAAGTAGTAGTGCAGTCATGGCTAGTTTCAAAAATGGAGGGACTTCTGTAGGTACAATCGTTACAAGCACCACTGCAACAGCCTACAACACCTCCTCAGACCAACGCCTCAAGGAAAACATTGCAGACGCTGATGACGCAGGTAGCAAAGTAGACGCTATCCAAGTACGCAAGTTTGATTGGATTGCTGACGGTTCACATCAAGACTACGGCATGATTGCACAGGAGCTACAGGCTGTTGCACCAGAAGCAGTCAGTGGAGATGCTGACTCAGACGAAATGATGGGTGTGGACTACTCAAAGCTAGTCCCAATGCTTGTTAAAGAAATACAATCACTACGCGCCAGAGTTGCGCAACTGGAGAACTAAAATGGCTACATGGACTATTGCAACACTTGAACGAGACTTACAGGGCGACCTAGCGGGAGGCGTTATCGTAGCCCACTGGCGGGTAACTGAAACTGAAACTGTGGGGGAGGATACTTATAGTGCTTCATCCTATGGAACCTGTGGCTTTACCCCAGACCCTTCCTCTGAAGGATACATTGCCTACGATGACCTGACTGAAGCTGATGTCATTGGCTGGTGTCAGGGTGAGTTGGACGTTGAGGCTATTGAAGCCTCCCTGACTGCCAGTATTAATGAGCAGAAGAACCCTACAACCGCTGATGGTGTACCTTGGTAATGATGGAGCAAAAGCAAGTGACTCATCAAGATTTAGCTATAGAGGCTTTAGATCGCATAGCTCAACATGAGAAAGAATGTGGTGAGCGTTGGGCAGAGGCAATAGTTGAACTTAGGGAACTAAGGAAGGCTACTGATGCACATGCTATGCGTTGGGAGAAACTTGCTTGGCTTGTTGTTGCGTCTGCCGTGACAGCAGCGGTAACGATAGTAACAACAGTAATAGTTTAAAGAGAATATATTATGTTAAGGTTAGGTAGTTTACCAACAGGAGCAG